ATGCAGGTGCAAGAGATACCTTCGATCGTACATTTTTGTAGGCAGCATTTTGAGGCTGCGCTGTACCGGGACCCCCTTCCGGCAGACAAGCTGATTCCGGCGTTGTATGTGCCGACCCCGATGATCTCAGACCGGCCTGACACAACCCAGACTTATATGCGGGTGGTCACGCTGACCCTGCGAATCTATCATGTGGACAGTCTTACGGCATTTGCCGTTGCAGATGAGCTGGCAGAGCGGATCGCTTCGGCGCGTTATCAGATTCCGCTGGTGGATGATGGGGAGGTGCCCACGGGTGAGGTGTTGCGTCTGGAGGGCAGTGAGTTCGCGGTCGTGGAGGAGGGGGTTGCCCAGTTGACACTCAAGTGGCGCAACCGTTACTACTACCAACGCGCGACCTATGAAAAAATCAAAACATTACATGTGGAAGAGCAGGTGAAGTAAGATGCCACGCAAGCAACGTCAGGAGGAAGAAGCGATGCAGAAGCAGACCGAAGCCCCCAAGCAAAATGCCCAAGCCGCAGACGAGCCGACCTACACTTTGGACAGCCTGCGCCGATCCAGCCAAAACCTGTTCGGTGTGCCTGTTGAGGTGTTTGACGGAGCGGTCTATGGTATGGCACAAAAGCGTCTGAGCAAGAGTGAGGCACGGGCGCTCATTCAACAATTCCTTACAAGGGAGGTATAACGCATATGGCAGGTGGAACTTGGATCGAAGGGGTAGAGCAGGTACGGGCCGGTTTATATATCAATTTTAAGGCAAAAGCGCTTGAACGCATTAAATCAGGTGAGCGCGGTACGGTCACGATGCCACTGGTTTTGAACTGGGGGGAATCGAAAACGTTTTTGCGGATTGACACGGATGCAGATGTGTACGACAAGCTGGGCTATGACATCAATGAACCGGAGATGCTGCTTGTCCGCGAAGCGAAGAAACGCGCCAAAACCCTGCTGATCTATCGGCTCAACGAAGGGAAAAAGGCAGCGGTGACCAAAACCGCGTCAGATTCTTCCGGCACTCTAACCGTCACGGCGCGCTATGGCGGTTCACGCGGCGGAGATCTGGCGATTGAGGTAGAGGCTGATCCGGATTTTACCCCGCCTGTCGAGAGCCCATCGGCAAAAGGCCCCCGCTTTGTCCGCACTCTGCTCAAAGGCCGTGTCGTCGATGAGCAAAAGGTGACCAATGTCTCTGAGCTGAAAAGCAATGCCTGGGTGACCTTCACCGGGACGGGGATTGTGCCGGAGACGGACGAGCTGAAGCTTACCTTCACGTTGGGAGCGGGGGAGACGGCGAATGGCAGCGTGCTTGTCCTAGATCACACCGAGTATCTGACGGCGACAGAGACCCAGCATTTTGACGTGATCGCCTATCCGTTCGACAACGATCCGGGCACAGACAAGGACGACACGGATATCGCCAGCCTCAAGACCTCGTTTGTCAGCTTCATCAAGCGGATGCGCGAGCAGGAGGGCAAAAAAATCCAAGGCGTCATGGCGAACTACGATGCCGACTACGAAGGAATCGTCAATGTAGCTAACGGGGTGATCCTTGGCGGCAATGTGGCACTGGCGGCGAAGGATGCGGTGGCATGGGTGGCAGGTGCAACCGCAGGGGCGTCGATCATCCAGTCCAACACCTACAGTGAGTACGAAGGTGCGATCGACGTCAACCCGCGCATGAAAAACAGCGAGATCGTCGATGCGCTCCGCCGTGGACGCTTTCTTTTTATGCATGACGGGGTCAAGGTCAAGGTGGAGAAGGATATCAACTCGCTCGTCACCTATGGCATGACCAAAAACGGACGCTTCAGCAAAAACCGTGTCCTCCGCGTGCTCGATGCGATCGCCAATGATTTCTCCCGTGTCGTTAACCAAAACTACATCGGCAAGCTGGACAACAACCGCGACGGACAAGCCCTGCTCAAAGAGGCGGCCAACGGATACCTGCGCAGTCTGCAGGATGCCGGAGCGATCCAGAACGTCGATTTTGTGAAGGATTTCACGATCCATACCGAAAAATCAGTCGGCGATGAGGTATATGCCACGCTGGGTGTACAGCCGGTCGACAGCATGGAAAAATTCTATTTCAACGTGGAGGTGCGATAATCCATGGCCAAATTCCGCGCAGAAAATACGATTAACGGTCGAGAAGCCCGCCTGTTCCTCGATGGGGAAGAGATTGCCTACGCGAAGTCGTTCGAGGCGACGATCGAGAAAAACAAGGTGGACGTGCATATCCTCGGCAACCGCTGGACAGGCAAGAAGACGACCAGCTTAGCTGGGACCGGGACGATCACGCTGTATAAGGTCACCTCCCGTTTTACCCGGATGGTGCTGGAGTATGCCAACAGTGGAAAAGAAGTCTACTTCACCCTGCAAGGCGTGCTGGATGATCCGGGGAGCGGGCGCGGCACTGAGCGTGTCACCCTGCTCAACTGCAATATCGACTCTGTCAAGATCGGTCAGTTCAGTGTGGACGGAGAGGCGCTGGAGGAGGAGCTGCCTTTTTCCTTCGAAGGCGCGGAGATTCCAGAGTCGCTCAAGGACGATTTTTGATGCAAGCTGATGCGGCAGGCACGATGATGGATGAGGCACCACGTAACCGTTTGTACGGATGATGTGGTGCCGTTTCTTTTCCCTGATGATTGATTTCATGATGTTGTGATGATTCCTAAGGAGGTATTGCGTTATGACGACTGTTACCCGTTCGATGGATATGTTCATGAAAGGCAAAGCCAAGCAAGTGATTACCGAGGAAGTGATCGTCTCCAAGCGCTATGTGGACGAGGAGGGCAATCCGATTCCATTTGTCTTGAAGGCGATCGACACCAAGCGGATCGAGGATCTGCAAGATGAGTGCACCATCCCACAGGTGAAAAAAGGCAAAAAAGTAGGCGAAACCGTCGACTGGAAACGTTTCGCGGCACGTCTGGCGGTCGAATCCACCGTATTTCCCAACTTCAAGGATGCCGAGCTGTTAGCCAGCTACGGTGTGGTGGACCCGTGTGACCTGCTCAAGGAAATCCTCTGTGTCGGCGGCGAGTACGCGGAGCTGGTGCAGGCGGTGCAGCGTGTCAACGGCTTTGACACCGATTTTGAAGAGCTGGTGGATGACGCAAAAAACTAATCCACAGTGGTGATTACCATGCTGTCATCTCTCACCGGGTCTGGCAGAAGCACCATGTCCTGCCGCAAGACCTCTGGGCCATGGACGATTACCACAAAGCATTCATCTACGCCTCCGAGTTCGTCGAGATCGAGGCGGAGAAACGGGCTGAGCGGGCGGCGCAACGGCGTCAGCGCTCTTGACCCTACGATCAAGGGGGTGAAATCATGGCAACTCTGAAAGCCCTCGACATGTCCAATATCGAAAAAAGCTTGAAAAGCTCACTGGGGTATGCGGATCAGTTCAACCGAATCCTGACCGCGGGCGTCTCCACTACCGCTAAAGAGCGGGAACGCAGCATGAAACGGATGCTCAGAGAGCTTACCAAACTGGAGCGGACACTGACGGTAACCGTCGAGATGAAGCCGGTGGCAGACCCAACCGCTATACAAAAAGCGGGTGAAGCAACAGCCCAGACCGTCCAACAAGCCCAGCAGGCCCAAACCATCAATCCATCGAGACGAAAGCGCCGTACCTTTGCCACCACCATGTACGAGCCAGGCCAACGCCTCAACCAAGGCATGAACTACGCCAAGGTACTGGCAAAAGATAAAGCAGGACGGCTCAAGACAGGCTCGGTCGAACTGGCGAAAAAGGCGGTTGACCAAACCAAGCTGCTCGCCAAGCAAGCCAAAGCAGGGGGGCATAATCTCGCGGTCAAAGCAGGTCAAGGAGCCATCGATCTGGTCGCCAAGGGTGTCAACTCGCTGATTGATTTCCGCAACTTTTTTGAGAAGGAGTATGCTCAAAAAAACTTCTTGCCTGCTCCTAAGCTGTGGAAAAAGTGGGAGCCGAAAGTCAAGCTACCTGACCTAAAACCCATACCCGACAAGCTTGATCCACTCGACCCGAATGCCGAACCGACGTGGTTTCAGCGGATGAAAGCCAAATTAACTGCACCGCCTAATCCCAATGCAAAGCCCTCCCGACTCCAACGGATGAAGTCCAAGCTGGTGGGCCCGCGAGGCTTCCTCACTCGCAAAGCCTATAACTGGGGCATCCTCGGCCCGCAGAACCTGGCGCGTAAAGGCGGAATGCTGGAGCAGATGGGGGTTACAGGCAGAGACGGGATGATCACGAAGACGAGATCATTTTTTCGCGATGTAACCCGACCGAGAAAGGATCAGGCAGGCAAGCAGATGGGCTTTTTCAGTCGGGTATCGCGGGCGGTCAGCAAGCGGACAGACAGGATGGGACTAACGGGCAAATCAGGCTTCACTGGGAGGCTCAGTGAAAAGATCTTTACGCTTCGAGGCGGGGAGAGGGCGAAGAAAGCAGCAGCTCCGACAGAAGCGGGAAAAGCGGTAGCCGCGGCCTGTGCCTGCAAACCCCCGGACAAACCGGATAAAAAGCCCAAAACCATGATGGAGGAGGCGACCGGACATCTCACCTCGATGATGGGGTGGCTGAAGTCGCTGGGTGCCGCACCTTCCCAACTGTTTGACAAAACGATCAAGGCGGCGGCTGTTTTGGAGGAGCAGACCAGCCGGATGGCCTCCCGAATGAAGGAGACCAACCAAAGTCTGGACCCGAGCAAGCAGATCGCGGGGGTTCAGATCGAGCAGAACGCTCAGGAATTCATGGGTTGGCTGCGGCAAGAGGCGGTCAAGAATCCTTTTAGCGTCAATGACATGACCGAGGGAGGCCTAAGTGCATGGTCGCTCGCTGAGGGGGATATGGGACAGGCGAAGAAGATTATGCAGCTCGCCGCAGATATGGCTGCCGCGATAGGCGGAAAGCTCAAGGATGCATTGTCCGCTCTCGAAGAAGCGAAAGACGGCAAGAAGTTTGATAAGCTCAAACCTTTTGGCGTGAAAATGAGTGAGGATGTCTTCAAGGGCATCGGGTTCCAAGGCTTAATCGACAAAGAGAGCATAGAGTTTGGAGGCTCAGCAGAGCAAGTGGGGCAGTCCAGTCTGAAGCTCTGGGAATCGATCAACGAAGGGATGTCCGTCGCCTTGCAGGACTCCGGTGTCAAAGCCTTGGAGCGGCTCAAGCCCCATCTGCAAAAGCTGCAAAAGTGGCTGACCGAGTCAGGTGGCGGGTTCGAGAAGCTGCGTGATTTTATGATCCAAGCTTTTGCGGTGATCCTAGACTATGCCATGCCCGTGCTGGATCGGGTGGGAGATGTCTTCAAATGGCTGATCGACAACTTCGACATGCTCAAGCCGATCATCGTCGGAGTGGCAGCCGCGTTCTCCAGCCTGTTCGTCATCCTCAAGGTGGTGGGGCTGGTCACGACGCTGATCGGCGCCTTCGGCAAAGGCGGGGCTGTGATCATGGCACTGACCAATCCGATCATGTGGATCGTCGCTGCCATCGGATTGCTGGCGGCAGCATGGGTCAACAACTGGGGGGGCATCCGCGAGAAAACAGCGGCGGTCATCGACTATCTGATGCCGTACTTCGATCAGATGGTCGCCTTTTTCCAAGAAAAATTCGCAATCGTCTCCGCTTGGTTCCAAGACCGAATCCCCAAAGCGATGGAGGTCTTCTCCCGCGCATGGACGTATATCATGCCGATCGCTGTCGGGGCGCTGTCTTTCCTGTGGGAAGCGGTAAAAGCGACTTTTGGTGGGATCTGGGGTATTGTCTCTGGCGTGTTCGAGGCGATCTGGGGAATCGGGACGGCGGTCTTCGATGCGTTGGTCGGTGTGGTGGAGGCGTTCATCCTGCTGTTTGAGGAGGGATTTGCCAGCGCGGCAATCAAGCTGGGTGAGACGTTCTATAACCTGTTTGCAAGCGTGCTGGGCTCTGTCTGGGAATTGGTGACCGATATCGCGATGTCGATCTATGAGTTCCTCGACAATCTGGTCGGAGGTCTTTTCGAAGGCATTCTCGATTATCAAAAAGCCAAGCCCAAGGGCGAAGAGATGCGCAAGAAGATGGATGCAGAGAAAAAAGCGAAGCTGGAGGCGGATATCATCCAGGCATCGGCTACTCCCGGCCCGCAGGAAACCCTGCAGAAGAAGATCGCGGACATCAGCGGCAAAGGAACGGGCAGCCTGTTTACGATTCCGCAAGTGCAAACGCAGACGCAGACGCAGACGGCTCAACAAGAACTCCTTTATACCCCGGCGTTATATTCTGTCGCTCCATCTGCTTCGGTCAATCCGCCACTGGAGCCAAAATTGGAGCCACAGCTGCAGCGAAAACTACAGCCAAAACGCCAGGGCATCCCGACCATTCTCGCCGGAGACCGTACCGAAGTAAATCCACTGCTCAACCCACGCAAACAGCCATCCAAGCTCGATGTCACCCCGTTTTCGCAAGGGGAGACCCAGCAGATGCTAAGCAGTGCAGGAAGCACCTCCTCACAGGTGAATCACACCAAATCCGTGCAGATCGCCCAGCTTGTCGGGGAGATGCATGTCCACGAAGGCGTCGATGTCCAGAAAGTGATGGATGAGATGGTGCGCAGGCTGGAGCAAGATCTCAATACGGAGGCGGATGGTTCCTATGAGTGTTGATATCTGGATCACCTACAACAATAACGACGAATGGATCATGCTCCCCGTCAATCCGGGTGAGCTGTCCATCCAGAATGGTTCGGCCAATGAGACGGTATCGGTGCAGGGCTTGGGTGAGGTCTCCATCATCCAAAACGATGTGCTGACCGTCTATTCCTTTTCCTCGCATTTTCCCAAGCATTACGGGCCTTATTGCAAATATGTAGAGATTCCTGACCCCAAAGCAGCCGTCGCCGTGATCACCAAATGGAGACAAAGCGGCCAGCCCTGCCGTTTTATCGTCAGCAACGACCATGGGATGGACATCAATATAGCGGTCACCATCGAGACGTTTGATATCAAGGAGCAGGCAGGAGACGTGGGCAGTCTCTACTATGACATCACCCTGCGCGAGTATAAGTACATCCAAGTCCGCCAAGTCGTGGAGAAGAAGAACGCCGGTGAGACGAAGACGGTCATCGCGAGCAAGGTCGGCCAGCGCCCCAATGAAAGGCCCAAGCCCAGCTCCTATACCGTGAAAAAAGGGGACAGCCTCTACGTCATCGGGCGCATCCTCAATGTCGATCATATGAAAATCGCTCAAGCCAACAACATCAAGGCTCCCTACACGATCTATCCCAACCAAGTGCTGGTGATTCCATGAACCAAACCCAACCGTTATCCGTCTACCTCGTCACCAAGGATAAAACGTTCGATATCACCGACCTGATTGAGAGTGTCGACTGGTCGGGCGGACGCACCAAGGCTCCACGTACGCTGGCTGTCCAGTTGGTCAACACGGAACGGGGCAGCCACCAGAAAATCACCGCTGAGAACGGCAATGGTCTGATTCTGCGCCTCGGTGATCAGGAGCTGTTCCGCGGCATCATTTTTACCTGTGATTATTCCAAAGACAAGCTCGCCATCACGGCATATGACCAGATGATCTACCTGACCAAGAACACCGACTCCCTGCTGTTCACTGGGAAAAAAGCGTCCGAGATCATCCAAAAGCTGTGCAGTGACTTTTCCATCCCGGCGGGCACGATTGACGATACCAAGTTCGTGATTCCGTACCTGATCTTCGACGGAGATACCCTGTACGACATGGCGCTCAAGGCGCTGGAGATCACCTACAGGCAGACAGGCAAGCGCTATGCCTTCTACTCGCGGGATGGCAAGGTACACCTGATCCCGCGCGAAAAAAACACCATCCAATGGGTAATCGAGGACGGGGTCAATCTGGTCGATTACTCCTACCAGACCTCGATCGAGGAGACCGTCACCAAAGTCAAGCTGCAGGCTGGTGAGGAATCCAAGACGATCACCGCTACCGCAGAGGACGCCGAATTGCAGAAGAAGTTCGGCGTCCTGCAACACTATGAAAAAGTGAAGGAAAAGGTCATTCGCGCCACCCTGCAAGAGCGGGCCAAGCAGATTCTCGCCAAGGAAGGGCGGGAGAAGCGGACTTTTTCGATTAACAATATTTTTGGCATACCGGATGTCATCTCAGGGACGGCTGTCTATGTGATGGTCAAAGAACTGGACATCCAGAAAGCCTACTACGTGGAGGAAGACAGCCATTCGTTCACCGGGCGTAAACATATGATGTCGCTCACTTTGTCAGAGACGGACGAAGTACAGGTGAAGGCCAAGGAATCGAAAGGCTAACAAATCCAAAGGGAAAGGGGGAGTAGTCTATGTCACTTGGCCATATGATCAGACAGCACAGCCTCAAGGCGATGCAGACGATGAAGGTAACCACCCTGATGGAAGCCGAGGTGGTGTCAGACCCGCCGGAGCTCAAGATCAAGCTCAAGGGCAATGACAAGCTGATCATCCCCAAGGAGCTGATTGTGGTCGCGGAGCATCTGACCAAGGAGTTCAAGCGGGAGATGAAGGTGGAGGGGAAGGGGAAGAGCACGATCTCGGCCCCGCTCACCGCTTCGCCCAAGGTAGGGATGCTACCCAACGGCTATGTACCGCATGTCCATGATGTAACAGAAATCTCGATGACCAAAGCGGATTTCGAATTCATAGAAGGCACAGGCAAGATCGAATACACCAACGAGCTGAAAAAAGGGGACAAGGTGATGGTCATCACATTTGAAGGCGGGCAGAAATTTTTCATCATGGACCGCGTCGTCTCCTATGCAAAGGGGGACTAGACCATGGCATTGGAGCCGGATCTGGTCTTCCCGCAGATCATCGAAAATGTACGGCAGCCATCCAAGACCTATCAGCTCGACATCGAGACGGGGGAGATCACCGCTCGGATTGACGGGCGGCAGGCGATCGAGCAGTTCATCACCAAGGCGATTCATACGATCCGCTTTCACGTCCCGATCTATTCGCCAGATTATGGTTGCGAGATTCAGTCGCTGTTTGGCAGAGGGTTTTCGGAGCGGTTCATCCGGGCGGAGATCGTGCGGATGGTGACAGAGGCCCTGATCTATGATGACCGGATCGAGCGAGTCTCTGATTTTGAGGTGAAGGCTGAGGCTGATGAGGTCTATCTCAGCTTTCGGGTCGATACCGTGGAAGGTGTTATTCATTACAAGGAGGTGATCTAGATGGCCCTCCAACGACTGGAGACCTTTGAAGAAAAATTACAGCAGATGCTCGACCGCGTCCCAGATGAACTCGACAAGCGGGAAGGCTCGATCATCTATGATGCGTTGGCTCCAATCGCCCTGCAGCTGTGGATGGAGGAGAGCAAGTTCCGTGAGATTCTGGAGCAGGCTTTTGCGGTTAAGGCAGAGGGCTACTACCTCGATCTGATCGCCAAAGACCACGGCCTGGAGCGTACCCCGGCCAACCGCGCCCGGGTTCTGCTTGAATTCACGGGAACCCCCGGCAAAACCGTGCCCAAAGGTACAACCGTCGGGGTGCTCAACTCCGATCTGTCCTATGTAACCGATCTGGACTGCCCGCTTTCGAGCGTCACCCGTGAAGAGAATGGCTCGAAGGTTACCATCGGGCTGGGCCGGGTGATGGCGACCTGCAAGCTGGCAGGGGATGAGGGGAACGTGCCTGTGCACAAAATCACCCTGCTGTTCGACCCCAATCCAGATGTCGTCCGTGTGACCAATCCAGAGCCGGGGCGCTATGGGACAGATGAAGAGAGCGACGCCAGCCTGCGCAACCGGATTCTCTATCAAAAGCGAAATCCCGAGCACGGCGGTACCAGCTCTGACTATGTACGCTGGGCCCTCACGATCACGGGGATCACGTACGCCAAAACCTTGGATAAACCCAGAGGAATCGGCACGGTCGATCTGATCATCGGCGGTAATGAGACCCATCTCAACGAGCTTGTGATGCAGGCCCAGACCCTGATGGATCAGAAAAAACCGACCGGTGTTGATGTCAAAGTCCGCAAGCTCAAGCACCAGCGCGTCGAGATCCGCATCAGTGTAATCGGACTCAGCCCATCTGAAGCGACCAGTGCGGTATTGGGCTACACCCGTACCATCGAGGTAGGGGGGACCCTCTACCGCTCCAAGCTCGTCTCGGCACTGGTGCAGGCTGGGGCTACCGACGCTACGGTCAGCGAGCCTGCCATCAACATCGAGCTGGAGCATGACAGCATCATCGATCCGGTGGTGATCCTCGTATGATCTCAACCGATCAGCTGATGGGCTATCTGCCTGTCTATTATCAGGAAAGCCGTCAGATTCGTGCGATCATGGACGTGGTCAGCGCCCAGATGCCGGATGTCGATGCCGATCTGTGGAAGACTTTTTTCGTCAGTCTGTTAAGCGATAAATCGATTGATCTGTGGCGGGAGGAGTTCGGCGTCGAGAGCGACGAAGAGCTGGTGGCCCGGCTTCGCTCATCCGGCACGATGAATCTGGAGACGCTGCAGGCGCAGGGGATTCGCATCGATGAGACCTACCGCTCTATGCCCGAAGAAGGCGTCATACTCTCGGCATCGGGTGTGATGGCGGACGGCCGTGAATTCATGCCGCTGACCACGCTGATCTACACCACACCCGAGACCCTTTTGATGGCAAAAGGCTTGGTCAGACTGATGGGCTTGGCCGGGTTTCGCTATCTGTTCGCCCTCTTGATCCAGGAAAAGCTGGAAGTAGAGCGGCGTCCCGCAACCGATACCCGAACCGTCCTCACAGGCATCGTGCTGCCCGCGAAGACCCACGAAGAGCTGAGCGGACGCCAAGTGATCCGCCAGACCAACGATACGTATTATCTGTTGCAGCGCCACACCAACAGGCGGAACCCTTGGTGGTCGCCCAATCTCTTTTTTACAGATGCGCTCACCTATGAGGATGAGTCGCTTACGATTCAACAGTCTACCATCCAATCCCACCCAACAGACGGAGGTGTCTAAGCATGGCTAGTTATACCTGTGATGTAAAAGGGCTGCGCACCTTCGAGGCTCTCCAGCTGATCCGGGACAGAAGCGTCTTCATCGCCGTCGGAAAAACCTCTCCGTGGAACGAACAGGAGGAGGTGCCGGCCGTCCACTTCGGCTCACAGATCGAGGAGGTCGCCGCCTACAAACGAGCGGATCAGCTGACCTTCATCATGCCGGATGACAACGGCACGATTGAGCAGCGCGGACAGAAGTGGCGCCCGATCAGCCAAGAGGAAGGCATCGAGCAGAACTGCCGCTGGGTGTATGTGCAGGCCTGGCTTTCTTTTGACACATTTCCCGTTATTACCTTCCGTCAGACAGGTGTCTTCGTGAGCCTCACCCAAAAAGCAGAGGTTCCCGTCAACAAGCAGGTGCTGTACCCGGACGATGTGGTCCATCCCGGATTTTTAATCATAATGAATAACCGTACACCGATTTCCCGTGAAGCCACGCAAAAGGAATCGGTTGATTTTATCATCGAGTTTTAAGGAAGGAGGCAATGCCATGGCGACCTATTACAACCGTTTTGATCCCAAGAAGCGCTGGGTGTCGGTACAGGCGGTCGGGGGCAGACGATTGCAGTCGGCAGAGCTCAATGAGATGCAGTCTCTCTCGCTGTATCGGGACAAGCAGCTGGGCGACGTGATTTTTGGCTCGGGGCATATAATCGAGGGCGGTCAGCTCTATATCAACACGACCAAAACCAGCCTGAAAATCTCCCCCGCGCGCGTCTATCTGGAGGGGATCATCCACGAGATTCCCGAGACGACCCTCACGATCACCGGACACGGGGCAGAGGTGATCGGGCTTACGGTCGAGTATCGCAACATCAGCTTCGAGGATGATCCGACCCTCTATGATCCGGCTGTCGGCTATGACAACCATGGGATGCCGGGGGCAGACCGGATGGTGGCCGATCCCAAATGGCTTGTCAATGATCCCGATGCGACGATGATGTACCGGCTTGAAGACGGCATCCTCGTCACCTCCAAGCTGCCGCCTGAACTGGAAGGCTTCACTCCTGTGCTTGCACGCCGCACCTATGACACCAGCGGTAATTTTCTCGTATCGGGCATGGATGGCTTCATCGAGCACGGTGCCGGTCAGGACGAGGAGCATGTCACATTGGTGGTGGATGCAGGCCGTGCCTATGTGCAGGGCTTCGAGATCAACAAGCTGGTTCCGATGCGGATCCAGATCGAGAAGGCTTTGGACACACAATCTGTCATCAACGAACCGAAAACCTACGACAAGGACGTAAGCAAGTACGAACTAAGCTTCCAACCAGTCAGCAGGCTGGGCCAAGTCTCTGCTCTGGTCGAAGTGACGGAGAATGTCATGCGTGGCATGGGTTCTCTGATGGATCTGCTGCCCAAAAACCCGGTGCTGGAGATCGTCAGCGTCACAACAGGATCGACCGTCTACGTCAAGAACCGCGATTACAAGCTGACCAGCAACCACGTGGACTGGACTCCTGCGGATACGGGAAGTATGGAACCGATAGCGAACACCAGCTATCAGGTGACCTACCGCTATAACAAGCTGCTGGTATTCGGACGCGACATTACACTGGAGAATGGCATGCTGACATTTTTAGATCTGGGTGAAAAAAAGCCAGTCCACGGCTGTACGATCACCGTCGACTACGACTTTTACCTGCCGCGCAAGGATGTCTACTACCTGACCGCAGATGGGGAGATCAAGGTGATCCAAGGCCAAAGCGGACTGTACCCGCCGACCCCAGCCTCACCGCCTGACGTCTTAGAGCTGGGCGAGATTTTTTTGCCAGCCAACAGTGATCATGCCATCGTGACCAACCGCAAGCCAAAGCGCCTCACCATGCTGGAGCTGCGCTCGCTACTTGACCGTCTGGAGCGGGCCGAATACAACCAAGCCCTAAGCGATTTGGACCGCGCCGCCCAATACACCGATCCGACCGTTCAGAAAAAAGGCATCTTTACCGACAACTTCACCAACTTTGAGCGCTCCGATGTGACCCATCCCGGATTTGATGCGATGTTTGACCCGGTGGAGAAGACCTTGCAGTTGCCGATGACACAGAAGCTGAGCGAGCTTACGGTCGACGGGGAGAAAAGCACGGTTCGCATCCACGAGCGGCTGATGACGATCGGCTACGAGGAAGAGGTGCTGATCGACCAGCCATTTGCGACCGAGGCGATGAATATCAACCCGTATCAGGTGTTCGGCAATCTGGCGACCATCCGGCTGATTCCAAGCCACGATATCTGGGTGGAGCAGTTCTTCGTGACACAGGTCATCTGGGGCTGGTGGCTGGAATGGTGGAACAATGGCCGCACGGTGACCCGGATGATCCTCGACGAGCAGATTCCGTTCATCCGTGTGCGTGATGTGGCGGTGATTGGCGAGGGCTTTGAGCCGTTCAGCGACAATATCATGGCAACCTTTGACGGCAAGCCGGTCGTCCTCACACCGCTTGACGCGGGAACCACAGCAGGTACACAGAAGGGCACGGTGAGGGCAGACGGGTTGGGCCGTCTCACCTGCAAATTCACGATTCCAGCCGGCATCCGGGCAGGTACGCGCGAGGTCCGATTCTGGAACGAATCCTAGAAGGAGGCATGTCGCCATGACGATTCAAAATGAAGCAAGGGCTTCCTATGTGGGGGTCGGGCGCAGACAGATCATCGAGCAGACCTTCTGGCAGATCCCCTGGGGCCGTCCGATTGACCCGCTCGCCCAGACCTTTATGCTCACCGATGAGCGGTATATCACCGCACTCGACCTGTTTTTCGTCAACAAAGACCCGGTGGCAGACGTGACCGTGCAGATCCGCCAAGTAGTCAATGGCTATCCATCGATGAACGTCCTCACCTCCAAGGTACTCAAGACCGAGCAGGTGAATCTCGCCCAGGTGACCGAGACGACCGTGACGCCTGTACCGACCAAGATCACTTTTCCTGACCCGGTCTTGCTTGCCGCCAACACCGAATACGCGATCGTCGTCCTGACCACCTCCAGCCAATACCGGCTCTACGTCGCACGGATGGCGACTACCGATCTCGTCACCAAAAAACAGGTGGCCCGCCAGCCATACGATATCGGTGTCTTGTTCTCCTCCTCCAACGGCTCGGCCTGGACCGCACACCAAGACATGGATCTGAAGTTCCGCCTGTATGGAGCCAGATTCCATCCAAGCTCCACCGTTGTCTTCCATAAAATAACGGCTACAAGCGCTACCCACCTGATCCTCGCCGCCAATCAACTGGTTCCGCACCGCTCCGAAATCCGCTGGGAATACTCGGCGGACGGTAATACCTGGTTCCCGCTGGCCGGGCAGGATGTGACCCAACTGGTCAAGCCCGCCGACGACATCCACATACGGGCCACCCTGCTCTCCACAGGTTCCTCTCCGGCTGTACAGAACAGTCTCAGTGCGATCTCCATGGCCCGCAAAACCAATGGGGTGTATATCAGCAGGCAGATGACCTACCGTGAGCCTTTTAACCGGATCACGATCTATGTGGATTTGCACGCGCCGACCAGTACGGGTCATGTGTTTGAATATTCCGTAAAAAAAGACGAGGATGGTGATGACATCTGGGTCAGGATGGCAGACCCCACGATTGTAGGGGTGGTGGACAGCCAGTTCCAGCAGGTGAAGGTGACCCAGAATCTGACGGACACAGCCGTAACGCTCCGCATCCGGATCAATCAGAGCAGCCAAGAGCCGATGATCACGCCAAAAGCACGCAATCTGATGGTGCACACATCCTACACAGCGACGGGGGTGTAGGCGG